AACGCGAATGGCGCACCTTGTACGGCTGTTCGCATCATCGAAGGTTGGTGGGTCATTAAAAGCATGACCGTGCGGATCTTGGCAGATGCTGACGAAGACGTAATATTGATGAATATTGGTGATGACGATATTGGTTATCACGATTTCTCAAGGTTTGGTGGCCTTCCATCAACGAAGTCGTATGGCACAAACCCAACTGGGGATGTGAAATTTACGACTGATGGAGCTGGGGCAGTAGGGGATTCATATCAACTGGTTCTAAGGGTAATCAAAGAATACTAGGAGTTTTCGATGGCGACTTCAGGAACAGTAGCATTTCGACCAAATGTTGAAGAAATAATAACTGAAGCATTTGAGCGTTGCGGTATTGATACCCAAACACAAACTGGCGACAAGGCTGTGTCTGCACGGCGCAGCCTTAACCTACTCTTCGCTGAGTGGGCAAACAGGGGCATCAACTACTGGGCAGTGGAAGAGCAAACACTCACACTGGTGAAGGGTACAGCGGCTTATGAGCTACCTGTGGGAACAATCGATCTAATAAGCGCAGTAATACGCGACAGCTCTGGCACAGATACTTCTGATCAAATCATTAACCGCGTATCTATTTCTGATTACAACCAACTGCCAAACAAAGATTCTAGCGGCAAGCCAAGCCAATATATGCTCGACAAGCAATACACGCCAAAAGCATACTTCTGGTCAGTTCCAGATAAAACAACATATAGTATGGTATATTGGGCGATCAGGCAGCTTGAAGATGTCACAGCATCCAATCAAGACGCAGATATTCCATATCGTTGGAACGAATGCATCTGCGCTGGCTTGGCAAGCAAACTGGCAATGAAATTCGCAATTGAAAAGTTCACAATGTTAAACGAAATGTATGAACGTGCATTTAGTTTTGCAGCAGCTTCAGATAATGACGGTGTATCTCTGAGGGTTCAGCCCACTGCGCTGAATTTATATTAATGGCAAAATACGCAAGAGGCAAAAAATCCCAAGCGATAAGCGACAGAGGTGGCCTAAAGGTTCCATATACGGATCTTATGACCACTTGGGATGGCCTTCGCGTATCACCAGATGACTGGGAGCCAAAACAACCACAGCTAACGCCTGCCAAGAATGTTGTTGATGCGACAGCATTGTTTAATCCACGTCCAGATAATGATCCTGAAAATGCGACTGTATTTATAGGATACAACTTCGACATCTTTACACCTGTCCAAGATCGCCCTCCAGTGGGCGTACACGGCCTTGGAGCGGTTTCGCATGGGTCTGTGGTGGAAATGGAGGCTTCGGTCACTGGTGTGGCTGGTACGGGCGCTGTGGGTACTGTGTATCCAAACCCAGCTATCAACCCAGCAGTCGGCACAGGTGCGCTTGGTAATTACGAAATTGTTATATCCACAGATGTAAACGTCACCAGTGTGATCGGCACAGGCGCTTTGGGTGACTTGGTCTTTGCCACTGTTGCTACTGGAGTGGCTGGTACAGGCGCGATTGGCAGCGAAGCAATAGAATTAGAACAAGTCACCACAGGCGTAGCTGGCACAGGCGCTATTGATTTTGGAACTGTGGAATCTGAAAAAACACAAAGCGCCATTGTTGGAACAGGCGCGATAAATATAGATACAGCCGTTTCTGAAATAACTGAAACTGGCGTTGCTGGTACTGGATCTGTTCATGTAATTGGAACTGGAGCTGGTAGTGACTTTAATATTATTGTTGGCCCAGTCACTGGTCTTGGCGGCATAGGTACAACAGGCAACGAAGAAGCTGTAGCTGAAATTATCGAAACAGGCTTGGCAGGCACAGGTGCAATAGGTGATGGAACTTCTGTGGATGTCGCAGTTGGATGGGGTAACAATGCTTGGGGTAACGGAACATGGGGTAATGGGCTATGAATTATACGCAGCTAAAAGCTAACATTGAAAACTTTTTAGAAGATGACAGCGCGGAGCTGACTACTTCCATTGATCAAATCATAGCACAGGCTGAAGAGATGATCTTTCAGCGCCTCCCTAACTTGCCATGCTTTAGAAACAATGCATCAGCAGCACTGGTTCAAGGCACAACAGATTATACTGTGCCATCTGCGCGAATGATCAGACAAGTTTCTGTCATTACTGCAAATGTAACGTCATACTTAAATCACAGAGTAGATTCATATCTGCGTGATTACTGGCCAAACGCCACAACTCAAGGCGTTCCAGAAATGTATAGCACAAAAACAGCGGCGATTGGCGGCACAACTTTTACTGTTGCACCCACCCCAGACGCAACAACATCAACCTATCAAGTTGATTATATCGCCCCAGCAACAGGTTTAAGTTCAAGTAACACAAACACTTGGATTGGAGATAACGCAGAGAATGTGTTATTATCGGCGTGTCTTTACGAAGCATCAGCTTTCTTGAAAGCTGGAGAAACTTTAGCACTTTATAAGACACAATTTGACGAAGCAGTGCAATTATTTGTACAAGAGATGCAGCGAGACTACGCAGCAGAATATAACGGAGGCTTATAATGGCTATTACTCAAGCAATGTGTACAAGTTTTAAAGAAGACTTGTTTCAAAAAGAACAGGATCTGGATACAGATCATATATATATCGCGCTGTATACTTCATCAGCAAATCTAGATGCGAATACAACAGCGTATACAGCCACTGGCGAAGTCGCGAATGGCAATGGATACGCTACAGAAGGCATAAGGCTTACCAGCCCAGTGATTGGCACAACTGCACCAAGCGGAACAACAGCGTATGTTGATTTTGACAACCCAGAGTGGGCATCAGCATCATTCACAACGGCTGGCGCTTTGATCTATAACTACACAGCGACAGGAAAAAACTCCATTGCAGTCTTAAACTTCGGCGGTGACTTTACAGTTACGTCAGGCACATTCCGCATTGTGTTCCCAACACCGGGCGCGGCTGGCTTGATCCGCATCGACTAATAACAAAAGGATAGTACAACATGGCTAGTACCTATGAAAATGACCTTCGCCTCGAAGAAATGGCCACAGGGGAGAACTCTGGCTCATGGGGTACGAAGACCAATACAAACCTCGAACTGGTTGCTGACGCCTTTAGTTATGGCACAGAAATCATTGCTAACGCAGATACTGCGATTACCATCGCAGATGGCGCGGCTGACGCTGCGCGTTCTCTCGCTCTAAAAATAACTTCTAGTGAAGACTTAACAACAACTAGAGTTATAACTTTAGGTCCAAACACTGTCAGCAAAGTTTGGATTATTGAAAACAGTACAAGTGGTGGCCAAACACTTACCATCAGCGCAGGCTCTGGAACAAACATTACTCTTTTAAATGGGCAAACAAAGATCATTGCTACAGATGGTATTGGTGCTGGATCTAATGTTGTTGAACTTACGCAAGACATCGCAATTGCTGATTTGTTTGTTGATGAAAATATATCGATGCAATCTGATGGTGCGGCGATTAATTTTGGTACAGATGCTGAGATACAGCTTACTCATGTTGCTGACACAGGATTGTTGCTTACTGAAACTGGTGGTGGCGCTCCTACGCTACAAATCCGCGACAGTGCCTTGTCTATAAGCTCAAGCGCAGATGGTCAGATTGACATTGATGCGGATACTGAAGTTGAGATTGTTGCGCCTACTGTTGATATTGATGCGTCAACAGCAATGACAGTTGATACAACAACATTTACCGTAACTGGCAATACTGTTTTAGATGGCGACTTAACCGTAGACACCGACACCCTGTACGTCGATAGCACGAATGATCGGGTGGGGATTAATGAAGCGACGCCACTTGAGGCTCTACATGTAACCACATCTGATTCAGGCACTACCATTAGCAAAACAGTGGGAAGCACCTCTGGACCTGTTTTTGTTTTAGACAACACTGATGATACTACGAACAATCTTGCGGCGATCCAATTTGCGTCTTCAGGCAGTTCGAGTGCGGATGTAGTTGCGACAACAGGCATATATTCAATCAACACTGGTCGTGGTGGCACTTATTCATATGGTGATTTGGCGTTTTACACTACAGGTAGTGGTGGCACTCACGCCGAAGCCATGCGCATCGACTCGTCGCAGCGGGTTTTGATTGGGGCGACCTCTACACGAACTGTTGACGGGTACAATCAACATATGTTGCTTGAAGGGGCAGGGATTACAAAATCGTCGTTTGCAATGGTCAATCACACCAACGATACAAACGGCGCTTATTTTTACTTATCCAAAGCTCGTGGAACAACAATCGGTGGAAGCACGATTGTTCAAGACGGGGATGTTTCGGGCGCAATCGTATTTACGGCGGCTGACGGAACAGACATGACTTCAAAAGTCGCTCAAATTCAGGCGAATGTTGACGGTACTCCGGGTTCTAACGACATGCCCGGACGTTTACAGTTTTATACAACTGCTGACGGTGGTTCAGTTGTAACCGAGCGTATGCGGATTAATAATGCGGGTGACGTGGGTATCGGTGGCGCGAGA